ACATTATTACAAACAAGAAGACAGTTCCCATAAATATTTATTAGTATGAAAATAGTAAAGTTAGACATAGACGAAAATAGCGTATTAGCAGGTATAGATGCTGTCGCATTAGTAGAACAACCAGCAATAGAAGAAGATTTCCTATACTTCGCTAAACCAAATGCAGAATCATTTGCTGAAACATTTACTGATTACCCAGAAGCAGCAGTTAATGCAGCTAAACAAGGAATCAAAAGAAATGAAGCAACAGGAAATAAATGCGCTACTCGCGTAGGTAAAGTTAGGGCCCAACAGCTTGCCAACCGCGAAGCGATATCGCTTGATACCGTACGAAGAATGCGTAGTTTCCTAATAAGACAACGTGACAACTATGAACTACAACGTGATAGAAAAAACTACGATGCTTGTGGTTATATTAGCTATTTACTTTGGGGAGGTCCAAGTGCACTTAGTTGGGCAGAAAAGAAACTAAGACAAGCAGGTGAAGAGTTTGTAAAGGAAGAATACAACGATTTAGATGATGCTTGCCAGCCAGGCTATAAAGCAATAGGACTAAAAACTAAGAATGGTAGAAAAGTACCTAACTGCGTTCCTATTCAGAACTTTGAAGCAGCTATTACTGAAGAACTTATCAAGCAGGAAATGTCTAAACTAAAAGAAGTTGAAGAATCATTTGCTGCTATGGACGAACAACAAGTAGTTATCTCTCCATTAATGATACCTAACAAGTTAATCAAACGTAGAGATGCTGATGGTGAATATTATGTTTACTTTACAAAGGAAACTATTGAAAAACTTGCCCATAAAGCAATGAAAGATGAAGTTATCCATAGAGTAAATATTGAACACGATGGTAACTTAGTTGATGATATTTTTATGGTTGAAACTTGGACTAAAGAAAGTGACAATGATAAGTCTAAAAACTATGGTTACAACTTACCAGATGGAACTTGGTTTGCTAAATACAAAATCGATAATAAAGATATTTGGAATAACTACATTAAATCAGGTAAAGTATTAGGGCTAAGTGTTGAAGGTCTATTCGCTGAAATGATGTTATCAAAAGTAAAATAATATGCCTACACCACTACTAAATGAAAGACAAGAAGAGTTCATCAATAGATGCATCCCAGAACTTATTGAAAAGGAAGGGCGGGATAAATCACAAGCAACTGCTGTGTGCTATCAAATCTGGACGAATAAAGGATAGTTAGGATTATTACCTTTTTTATTATTATATTCTTTAGTACACCATTGTAGATTATTAGGATGATTATTTGATTTATTACAATCAATATGGTCTACGTGTGCACCTTCAAAATATCCAGGAACATATAGTTCAGCAACTAATCTATGAACTCTACAAGATGTAGGTTTAGAGAATCCTTCGTGTAATACAACTTGTTTATATCCCATTGATTGGGTACCTGGTTTTAGTTCTTTATACTTTTCAGGTTTGGTTATATAACCTTTATTGTAAATATGTTTACGTTCAGGATAGTATCTAAACACTTTACCCTCTTCTGTAATATAATATGGTGTATCTCTAAACTGTTTCATATAGTGTAATATACGAAAAAAAGTTCACCGAGGCAATCTTTCCTTATATTTATATACGCACCCCTTTAGGGATGTAAGTATTAACCTATTAAATATTTAGAATATATGACTTCTAATGAACTTAAAGAACTCGTGAAATCACATTTTTCACTTGTAGAGGTTGCTGCTACTGAAGAAATCGTAAACGAAGAATCTACACAAACTTTTAGTGAAGAAGCTGTAACTGAAGAAGTAGCAGAGGTATTTGGCGAAATCGCTGATGAAAACTCTGCATTTGTCCTTAAGTTTCCAGGTGATGAACTTGAAGTAGGTGATAAAGTAAGCGTAGTAACTACTGATAATCAGGAAATGGATGCGCCGGATGGAATGCACAAACTTGCTGATGGTATTACTATCGAAACTAAAGATTCAATCGTTGAAAGTATCTCTAAAGTAGAGGCAGGCGAAGAAGAAAAAGATGTAGATTCAGAGATGGCAGAAGAGTTTGATGCAAGAACTGACGCTGAAGAAGAAGGGTACAAGGATGGCATGAAAGATGCTATTGAAGATATCAAAGAAGCTGTTGCGGAAGTAGTTAAAGAAGATATGGAGGTAGAAATGCCTGCAGTTGACACTGAAGCTATCATTGCAGAAATCGCAGAAGCTATGAAAGAAGAGTTAGGTAAGATGAAGGAAGAAATGAAATCACTTAAAGAAAAAATGGCATCGTATGAAAATGCACCTGCTATGGATTCTGTTTCAGTGAAATCAGAAATGTCTTCATACCAACCTAAAAACAACATTCAATCGTTCTCGATAGAATCAGCTGCTAACGCTGACAGAATCAAGTTAGCTATTCAACAACTTAAAAACAAACAAAACTAAACATTATGGCTTTAGATGTATCAGCACTGTCGGCGTTTAATAACGAAGTAGCCGGCTTATTGCTACCAAAAATCGTTTACGGAGGTTCCACTATGGAATATGTAACCGTAAAAGAAGGTGTTAAGCACCAAGAACCAATCAACCTTATGGAAGTTGATTTACAAGTACAATACGGAACTTGTGTATCTACACCTTCAGGTTCATTAACTTATTCACAACGTAACATCACAGTATGTCCACGTACCAGCTTTGACGGCATATGCCTTAAAGACATGGATAAGTATTACTTAGGTATTGCAGACCTCGAACCAGGTAGCTACAATACTACTTTCAAAACTGCAGAAGCATATTCTGAACTATTAGTAAATCAGTTTCAAAAATCAAATGATTCATTTTTATGGAATGGTGATGCTGGTTGTACTGATGGTGGTACTGGTTTGATTGCAACTATTTCAGGTTCAACTGCTGGTGTAGTTGTTGCAGGTACTGCAGACGCTACTTTAGCAAACATGGACACTATGTTAGCTGCACTTTCTGATGATGTAGCAGATAGAGAAGATTTAACTTTCTTCATGTCAGTTTCTAAGTTCCGTACTTTCATCGCTGCACTTAGAACAGCTAATAACTATTACTTTGACCCAGCTTCTATCTCTAACAGAGGTGGTATCTTGGAAATCGCTTACCCATTTGCACCAGGTGTAAAAGTTGTAGGTACTTCAGGATTGAATGGTTCAGGACGTATCGTAGTAGGACCTGCTAAGCAAATCGTTGCAGGTACTGATTTAATGTCAGATTTTTCAGAGTTTCAACTTTGGTATGACATTAACACAGACCAACTACGTCACAGAATCGCTACCAAGTTAGGAGTAAACATCGCTTATCCAGAGTTTTGGGTAAGTAACGATGTAGCATAATAATAACCCTTAATAGAGGAGGGGATGAAATACTCCCCTCTAATATTAAATAAAACCAGATAAACTATGTCATGTGATATAACTTCAGGATTTACGTTAGGTTGTAGAGACAACACTGGCGGTATTAAAAACCTATACATTCTATCTGGTTCAATCACCAGCGTTACAGACGCAAGTGAAGGGTTAATCAGTGGGATTACAGGTTCAGGAGAGTTCTTCCAATACGAGTTGTTCCGTCAAACTTCTGATTTCAGTGAAGCTATTTCAGCTACACCAGAAAACGGAACTGTATTTTACGAACAAAGCGTTAACGCAGTATTCTTCAAACTACAATCCTCTACACGTAACCAAGTTAGAGTATTAGCTAAAAATCCAGACTTAAAAATCATCGTAGAAACTAACAACGGTTCGCAAGACGGCGTTGGTAGATACTGGTTATTAGGCGAGGAAAACGGCGTACAGTTGTTAAGCGGCACAGGTGCCACAGGAACAGCTTTCGGCGATTTAAATGGCTACTCTTTAACCTTCACTGGTCAAGAACCAGAACCAGCTTCTGAAATATCAGGAAGCTTAGGTGATGCACTAAGCGGCATTACTTTAAGTTAATAAAAACAATAAGACTAAGGGGGTTTCGTATTTAAGCGTGCCCCCTTAATCTTTTTTTGATACCTTCTATGCTACAGTTTAATAAATCAGAAACAACTAATAAAAATGCTATTTATTTAGACACAGTTAATACTGGTTCTGGATATTATGATAGTTTAGTTGCTGTATTTAGTCAGTCATATGACGAGAGTAATGGAACATTTGTTGTAACTGCTACTTCAGTACCTAATCAATATAGGAGTTGGTTGGTAATAGAGAATGATGGTGCATTAGTTCCTTCACCTTCAGGACAATATGAAGTAGGGATTTGGACTAATCTTGTTATTCCAGCAACTTGGCAAACAGTAGCTACAGCATGGAACTCTTATAATGAAATATGGGATGAAGCAGGAGAAGAACAACCTGTTGATTTAATATATTCAGATAGGGCATTTGTTTCAGGTAGCAACGAGGTAAGCATTACACAATATTTATCACCGAACGAAAACGGTACTTATACAACATACAATGGATAAACTTAAGTTTTCAAGCATAGCAAAACAAACAACAGACAGAGTCTATATCCAAGAGGAAAAGGGTAAGGATTTTGTTAAGTTTGGTCTCCATAATAGTTTCCCAGAAGAACTAATCGAACTATATAATAACTCCTCTATCCACAATACGTGTGTAAACGCTATTGTAGATGGTATTGTAGGTGAAGGCTTAGTAGCTGAACCAGATTATGTATTAGAGAAAGCAAATAGAGACGGAGAGACTTGGAATAACATATTTAAAAAGGTAGCACAAGATTATAAGCTATATGGTGGCTTCAGTTTAGAAGTTATTTGGAATAAAGCAAGAACAGCCATAGCAGAAGTATACCATATTGACTATTCATTCCTAAGGGCAAAAGAAAAAGATTATAGAGGTAAGATTCCAGGTTACTACATTAGTGACGAATGGGCTACCCAATACAGATACACAGGAAAATCCGTGGCAGATTTGCCATGCCTACCTGTTTACAACCCAAATACCAACGAGGCAGAACCACGCCAAATATACGTGTATAATCCGTATCGTCCTGGTATGAAGTACTATCCATTACCTGATTATGTCGGTGCATTAAGAGTAATCGATTTAGATACAGAGGTAGATAACTTCCACATTAACAACATTAAAAATGGTTTAGCACCTTCTTTAGCGATTACAACTTATACAAACGCTGATGAAGAGGAAAGAGAAGCAATCGAAAGAATGTTACAACTACAATATGCAGGTTCAAATAATGCAGGTAGTTTATTATACATGGATGTTGATTCTCCAGAAAACAAACCAGACATAACACCAATCCCACAAAATGGGGCAGATGACTACTATTACAATGTAAATGAAATGGTAGTACAAAAGATATTAACTGCACACAGGATTACTTCTCCAATGATTCTTGGTATTAAAACATCAGGACAACTAGGTGGTAGAGATGAAATGTTAGACGCGTATTTACTGTTATTAAACACAGTAATAAGACCATATCAGCAGGACATATTATATTGTTTTGAAACGCTGTTAAACGCAATGTTCCCCGCAGAAGAAATAACATTAGGTATTCAACAACTTAAGTTATTTGCTGATGGAGAAGAAGAGTACGATGTAGTTACTTCAACAGAAGCGGAAGCAGGTGATGATGCTACTTTAGAGGCTGAAATAGAGGAAGCTGATAGAGAGGCAGAGGGCAACTTAAACGAACCAATAACAGAACTTCCAACATTATGACATCAACCTTTATTTTAAGCGAAGCAAAGTTTAGACAGTTTACCGACGTAAATGATATGTTGGATACTGCTTTAATCAAAAATGCTATTCGCGAAGCACAAGATATTCACTTACAACGTATTATAGGTACAAAACTATATAACTCTATTCTATCACAGATTGATGCTGATAGTTGGACAAGTAGTGCTTATGAAACGTTAGTAAATGATTATATACAAGACTTCTTATTATACGCGGCATACTATGAAACATTAGAGGCCATTTATATACGCCCGCGAAACAACGGATTATTGACACCAACTGGTGGCGAAAACTCTATTGAAGTAGATAGAAGTTTATTTAATGTAAAAAGACAAAGCGTAGAAAATAAACAAGAGTTTTATGCTGAAAAGTTATCACAATATATTTCAGAGAATGAAAACACATTCCCAGAACTAAGTGAAAACAATAAAGCATACGAACAAAACCCAGACTATAGTACACAATATCGTTCACCTGTTGTATTTAATAAATCAACTAAACAAGCAGGTAACTTTAAGTGGGCTAAAGAAAACGGTTTACGAGTAACAAATAGTGCATATTCACAATACCCTTGGGGTTCAAACATAGAATAAGATGGGAAGAAACTTAGGACCATTAAATATTAAAGACAGCTATGAAGGATTAGTCCAGATTAGTGGGTCAAACCAACTAACAGATGGTAGCGGTAGCTTAATATCATCATTAGATGTAACAGCATCATACGCAGATAATGCTTTAAGTGCTTCTTATGCTGCAACAGCTTCAAATGCTGATAAGATTGATATTCAGGGTACAAGTGATAACTTAGACCTTACTATTCCAACATTTAATCCAGCTGGAGGTGTTGGATATAATAGTTTACTTGCTAATAATAGCTTAAACTATAATCCATCTACAGAAACATTAACTGCACCTAACTTTGAAGGTACAGCATCATTTGCTACTACAGCATCATTTGCTTTAAATGTAGTACCTATTGATACAGGTAGCTTTATGGTTACAGGTAGTGCTACAGATGCTACTTTAACATTCACAAAAGGTGATGCTTCAACATTTGACTTAGTAGTAGATAATGTAGCCAATGCTACAAGTGCTTCACATGCAGTAAATGCAGATACAGCTTCATTAGCTTTAGATTTACCAAGTGATGCTAATATTAATATTAATAGCATTACAGCAAGTTTTGCTTCATTTACTTCAGCAAGTATTGGAAGTTTAAGAACAGTAACAGGTTCAGCAGTAATCATTGGAGACGAGTTTATTATTCTAAATGCTGATACACCAACAGCAAGATATGCTGGTTTAGTAGTATATGATTCAGGTTCAGGTACTCCAGCTACTGCTTCATTTGAATGGGATGGTTTAAGTGATAACTGGGTTATTGTAGAAGAATCAGGTAATAGTGGTGTTGTATTAACAGGTCCTACTGGTTCAAAAGGTAGTGAAGTAGAACCTACAGTAAACACATTACAAAAAGGTGGTGGTCATCACCAACTTATAGATTCAAGCATTAGTGATGATGGAACATTAGTTACAATAGATGCTAATGTAAGTGCTTCAGGATATGTTAGTGCTTCAGCATTTATAGGTGATGGTTCACAACTAACAGGTATTGCTACAACCCCAACTTTACAAGATGTTTTAGATAATGGGAATACAGCTACAGAAGATATGACACTTAATGGTGTGCTTCATGTGGGTGATGGTGTATCAAGTAGAGTTATTAACATAGCTAATGTTGGATTTAGTAATACACCATCAACAGATGGAAACTCTTTTGGTAGTGTGATTATTGGTAGAGATAATGTTTCAGGTAAAGGTGCTTCTATTAGTATTGGTAGAAACAACAATAACAGAACTTTAGGTAATGGACAAGATAACTTTGTTATTGGTAGAGATAATGGTGTAAATGGAAACTTTACTGGTGCTAATGTAATCTTTGGATATGGATTACAGATTTCTGGTGATGGAAACTATAGGGCAATGATTGGAGGAGAAAGTAATACTTCAACAGCAGGTAGTCATAATGCCTTATTAGGTGGTAGTAGTAATACAACATCACATGCTAGAAGTGCTATTATAGGTGGTACAGGATTAGCTACAACTAAAGCAGATGAAGTAGTAGTAAAACACCTATCAATCTATGGAGATACATTAGTTGATGATGGTACAAATACAGGTACACTACTTAATAATGTTGGTCAATCAGCTGTTTCATCAGAAGATGCAGTAAATACTGTCATTCACTTAACACAAGCAGAATATGATGCCTTAACACCAGATGCAAATACATTATATGTTATTGAAGGTGCAGAGACATTAGGTGATACAGAGATAGATGGTCAGTTAACAGGTGCAGTAAATACAATAAGTGATTCAGGTGGTACAACAGCATTAGATTGTTCAGTAGGTAACTATTTTACATTAGCAATGCCTGCAGGAGGAACAACAGTTTTAACACCTTCAAATATTACAGCTGGTCAAACAATCAATATTAAGATTACACAAAATGCTTCAGCAGCTACTTTAACATATGCTTCAACAATAGATTTCCCAGGAGGAACAGCATTTACTATTTCAACTGGTAGTGGTGAAGTAGATATCTTAACATTAGTATCATTTGATGGTACAACATTGCAAGCAACAGGATTAGCAAACTTTAGTTAATAAACTATGATTATTACACCATTTGCCTTTATGGCACCATCAGGACCATCTTATGATGCTGATGCACAAGCATTCTTTACAGCAGTAGAAGGTGGAGGTGATACTCTAACTACTACAGAGAAAGATGCAACTAACCAGTTTGTATTAGATTTAAAATCAGCAGCTATTTGGTCTAAGATGAATGTTATATACCCATTTGTAGGTGGTACAGCTACCTCTACTAAATGGAACTTATCAGACCCACAAGATACAGATGCTGCCTTTAGAATAACTTGGGATAATCCAAATAATGGAGTATTTAGTGCTAATGGTGTACAAGGTGATGGTAGTAACTTTGCTGGTAATACACATTATAATCCATTAACTGAATGGAATGGGGTAGCAAGACACTTAAGTGTTTATTGTAACCAAGCAGGTAGTGCAGGTTATGATATGGGTGCTAACAACCCAGGTGTAGGTAATAATAATGTTTTGATTATAGAGTTTAATAGTAATACTTCTTATGTTGGGATGGGTGGATTTATTACTACTTCAAATACTTCAAAGAAAGGTTCTATTATAGGAACTTATAATAGTGCAAATAATCCAAGTACAATATTATACTTAAATGGTAGTAGTGCTAATAGTGGTAATACTACTGTAACTGATTGGAATAATCCTATAGCATTATTTGCTGATAATAGAAGTGGAACAGCTGATGGTTTTAACCCTGATGGGGGGAGTTATACAAATAGAAGAAATGCTACATACACAATAGGAGACCATTTAGATGCTACAGAAGCATCTGATTTGTATGATGCACTAACAACATTTAACACATCATTAAGTAGACAAGCATAATATCATAATGGACTCAATGACAAAAGATTCAGTAGCAAATGTAGCCTCAGCAGCAGGCATGGGATTAACGTTTATGGAAATACAATCTATGATTTCTATTTTAGTGCTTATAACCGCGTTAGTTCTTAACGTCGGTAGAATATATGCTTGGTGGAAGAAAAGCAAGTAAAACACATTAAAAACACAGAATAATGCCATTTAGAGTAGGAACAAATAGAATAGGTAGATTAGTAGTTGGGGATGCAGCATTACCACCACCACCTGCATCAGGGTTAATAGGTTGGTATGATGCTTCTGATTATACTTCAGGTACTACTTGGATAGATAAAAGTGTTAATGGTAATGATATAACATTATCAGGTACTTATTCTAAAGATACTTCTACAATGGGTGGTGGTAGTGTTTTTCTAAATACAGGTGCTGGAACTTCCAATACTGTTAGTGATTGGAGTGCTACAACAGAAATAACCCATATTGAAATACTTAGAACAGCAACCCCATTAGGAAGTTTTAAGTCTACTTGGGGGTTAGATATTGGTGGAACAGGTGCTGAACCTTCAGGTTTCCAACTTAGTGGTACAGGTAGAATAGAGACTTGGATTGGTGGTAATACAGGATATTATTTAACTACACAAGCATATAATACAGGGTACAATCAGTTTGTAGCAAGAAGATTACAAAGTGGTTTTGACCCAGCAACAGGAACATTAAAGATTAGCTATGGTGATTCAAATGCTACAGGTTTAACACAATATGGTTCTGGTGATTTTAATCTAAGTAGAGGTGGTAGTACAACTTATACTACAACAGCATCAGATAGGATGATTATTGGTCAAGCAGGTCAGTTAACAGCTTACAGACAAGCAGGTTATTATGCTGTAAACTTATTCTATAACAGATTATTAAGTGATGCTGAAATACAAACAATCTATGATTACTATTCATCAACTTATAACTTAGTATAATATGGGAATAATAGGAAGTGCATTTGTAGGATATAATAGAGTATATGGTGCTGGTAATGATAGAAGTATTGCTTCTGACTTTATAGCAGATAGTATGTTCTATTATAATCTAACTAATAACTACACATCAGGAGATACTACAGTAACTGATTTATCACCTA